AATGCGCTCGGACGGGATCTACTCGTCCTCGCGCGTTTTCCACTCCTTCAAGCTCGACTCCGGGAAACCGGAGTCGTTGCTTTATTTGCGCTTCAGTTCCGCCTGCCGGGCGGTCCACTTCTTGGCCAGGGCAGCGGACTTGATTCCGGCGGCCGAGGCGGCTTTCGCGACTTCGACGAGCTTCTCGATCGAGTCGGCCTCGTCCATCTGGCGGAGGGCGGTTTCCTCGGGGGTCTCGGTCTTGAGGGCGATCGGTTCGGGGGGAACTTCGGCGTCGATGACGGTGTCGTCGGCGCGGGTGGTTGTGACGTTGTAGTTGGTCTCCACTTCGGCGGGCGTTACGTTGGGCGGCTCGTTACGCAGTGGTTCACTCCGGATGACCTCGACCTCGATGTCCTGGGCCTCCTCGCGGGTGATCATTCCCTTGAGGACGTCGGGGAACAGGTCGCGCATCGCGAAGGACCTGGCCCGCATCTGACGCATCCGTGCAGGGTAGGTCGTCCATGGGCCCTGCTTGTTGAGAAGTCCCGCACGCTTGGCGTCGTCCATCGAGAACCGGCGGGTGATGGCCGGGCGGCCCTTCCTCTTGATGGTGCAGGTTGCGGTGGTCCCGTCGTCGGTCTCCTCGATGGCTTCGAACGACGGCGAGGTTGTGACGATGGCCAGGGCGGCGTCGCCGAATACGCTAGGACGGCCCCCGATGATCGCTATGTTCTGAAGGGCCTGAAGCGGTGGGAGTCCAAGCTCGGCTCCCATTTGGAGCGCAGCCATGATGTTCCCTGGTTTTCCTTGGTAATCGCGTGGGACAAAGTCGCTCTTGGAAAGCATGACGGCTAGTCGCTCTGCTTCCTGGTAATTCGTCGGAGCCAGGGAAAACTGGCCTGTTTTGACGATTTCGCTTCCCATTTCCTTCTCCTTCTTGAGCGTGTAAACGTCCGGGTGTTCGGTGTACTGGGGCACGTAGTCTTCTGCCTGGTTTTTGCGAAAGCACGGCGAGCAGACTCCATCGCCGTACCCGTTGATTGTGAGTTTGCTGCCGCAGAAGCGGCAGGTTTGACCTTTCATGGCTGCCCGGCGTTTCGACCGGCGAGCCATGGCTTCTTGGTCGTCAGGGTCGATCATTCTTCAACTCTGATTCCGTTCGGTTTCAGTTTGAGGCTTATTCGCATGGCCCGGGGCGGTCCAGTGGTGATCAGGTTGTCAGCGCCGGTCCCGACGAACAAGGATGAGATGGTCTGGTATTCGGCGAAACTCGCGTTCAGTGCCTCGACGTACGGCTGGCACTCCCGCTTGAAGAGGTTGAGGCAGGCTCGTAGTGCTACCGCTTCCTCGGTTTCTCTGTACCGTCCGAGGTCGGCGAGGACCTCGTCTTCGAAGTCACTCACTGGGTTCCTCCAAGCTCGCGACGTACCGGTACTTCTCGGAGAGGCGGACGATCCGGTACGGGCTTTTCTGCGCCGTGATGTCGACGGCACCGGTCTTGACCATGAGGGTCCACTCCGGCGGCAGGGAGTCGATGAGACCGTAGAACCGCTGAATCATGGCTTTGTGGCGGGCCACCCGGAAGTGCCCCATTTGCTGATCGACCCAGAGCTTGTTGCGGTAGCACCAGGACTTCTCGTCCCGGAAGAACAGGCGACGGATGACCGAGCCGAAGTAGATCATCGCCGCATGATTCGTTACGAAGGGGTAAAGACCTTTCCCTTCCGGACGGACCTTGATGATGTGCTTGAGCGGGTCGGCCAGGCCGAGGACCCATTTTGTCCAGGTGAGCGATGAGAACCGCTGGGTTGCCTGGCCCAGGCTCAGTCTCTTGGGTTTTTGCCTGTCCTCTTGGCGCAGGTACTCCTGCCCCCAGGAGTTCAGGTCCGTTGCGTTCCAGAGCCGGCCGACCCCGTTCACGTCGATGATTTGAAGTTTGCCCCTCTTCCCTGGGACCGGGAACTCCCACTCGCACCACTTCGGGAGCGGGGTCTTGATGACGTTTCCGTGGGCGTTACGTCTGACTTCGACATCGATGGGTTCCGTGAGGTCGAGACCGAAGGTTTCGTGGATGACCGGCTCGACACCTGGGGCGTCCTTGCGGCGACGGCGAAGGCCTTCCTCGGAGTTCTTGGCTTGAGAGGTCATTTGCCCTCCCTCAGCCGACCGAATTCGGCAATTGCGAGTGCGTCAGCTACGCCACTGTGGGCTTTCCGGCAACCGGGCTGGACGAGCCTGACAAGTGGGTACGACCGGCGGGCCCAGTCGATGGCAGCATCCTTGTCCTTGAGCGTGTCAGCGAGGACAGCTTTTTTCCAGGCCTGTGGAGCTACTAGTTCGAGCCGGTAGCCGAGGACGATTGCAGCGGTTTTTACCGTGCCGTAGCCCATGCCGAAATTGAACGTGCTTACGGAACCCTGCTTGGGGAAGGAGTGGACCCTCTCGACATAGACCACGTCTGGCTCCCAGCCCTTGAGGATGATGGCGAGTTCGGCAGCGTCGATCTCCTTGCCCGCGAGGGGCATGGTCTCGACGAAGGCACCCATGCTGGTGATGAGGGCGAGGCCACCGGACAAACCGGGGTCAATACCTACCACGCGGGCGCTCATTCGGAGGCCTCCGTTGATGCCGGCGTAACGAACTGGCGCTGGAGGGCGACGACCTCGTCGCGCGTGAACCTATCGGACACGGCTGAGATCAACATCACCGTTGCCGTCCGCGTTACTGAACGCTCGTCTCGCTGGGCGATCTGCTTGAGCCCTTCGCGGACCCACGCTGGGAGGGCAATCCACAGACGGCCCTCCTGATTCATACGCTTGCCGGGTGGCCGCCCCAAACTGCTTCGGGGGACACCATCCCCGGATGTTCCTTTTTGCCGTTTCGTAGACTTCATTTTCGCTCTCCGTGAGTTGCATGTGCGTATCCTGCTCCCCCTTCGTGGGGTGTGTCAACAAAAAAGTGAGTCATGGATTCCTGCGGACATACTGAAGTTCGTGGTTGAAGACCCGCAGGAGTGCTTCCCTCGACGGCTTCTTGGTGCCGCACTGGTCGAAGAAGCGGATGGTGACTCCGGCGGCGACCTGGGCGCGAGCCCAGCAGTTCTGGGTGAAGCGATTCCAAGTTTTCCATGTTTTGTAGTCGGCGGTTTCCTGGGGTGCGGTACGGGGCATTCCCTTCGGGTAGAAGGCCTCGGCGGGGAGGTCGAAACGTTCGGTCAAGAGGTAGTGCAGCTTCTCGGTAAGGAGTCGGTCCATGACCTCGGCGGCGTACTGGTTCAGGGCCGAGTTGGTGATCTTGACCGGGGCGTGGTCCTTGGAGAGCGGGTCGGTGTACTTCATTCCTCGGCCTCGATGACCGGCTGGTTCAGGGCGGCCACATACCGCCTGAGGTCCTTGGCGAACTCCTCGGGAGTCGACTTGATCGGGTAGGAGTCTTCGGGGAAGTGAACAAAGGCGGGCACGCCGTCCTTGTACTCGACCAGTCGGATGGAGAACTCGTCGCCCTCCTTGACGACCCGGTAGTTCCAGCAGAGGGGGCCGCCAGGGATTTCGGAGTAGGAGATCATCCCGGGGATGAAGAGTTCGGTATCACTCACTGGCTCCCCGTCCTTTCCACTCGCCACACCAGCAATCGCTGGCGGTGTCGGGGATCTCGGCCTCGAACCGTGCAGCGAGGAGCATGTCCCCGTCTGGATCGCGATACACGGTTACCGAGGTGTTGATCAGAACCGGTGGAAAGCGCCGGCACGCCGTGTCGATCCAGAAGAAGCAGTTCTTACAGGACTGCCCGTTGGGCCCGTTCCATTCGTCGTTCATTCGTCCTCCCAAGGGTCTTCGTTCGAGCCCATCAGTTCCATGGCCCGGTCGTGAAGGTAGCGGATGAGCTTGATGTGTTCCTTGAGGAAGTACGCCCCGCACAGGTGGTTGCGCCCCCAGTCGATCTCGTTGCAACCGTCCCACTTGATGTAGCCCTCAGCGTAGATTTCGGCATTCTTCTCGTGCTCGACGAAGGAGGGGCCGGAAGAGGCTCCGTCTTCTTGGAACTGCGGGGCCCCTCCTTCGGTGCGCCCGATGATTCGGTACACCTTGAAGTCGGTCCAGTGGGTTAAGTAACTCCATTTGATCCGGAAGCCGAACTCGCCGAGAACGTCCTCGGTCAGGTGCGTTTTCTGTTCGGCTTCCACCTAGTTCTCCGCGAGGATGTTGTTGACCTGGAGGATGAGTTCTCCCAGGGCGGTGTCGAGGTCGACGATGATGTCGTCGCGCATCTTGATCCCGGTTTCAGCAGCGTCAGCGTAGTTCGTCTTCTTGCGAACTTCGTTCGCGATCATCTGGCCCTTCTGGAGGGCTTCTTGGCGAACCCGCTGGGCATTACTGAGGGCGATGCCGAGGTGTTTCTTCACTGATTTCCTCATTCTTTCTCCTTTAGTGTTTCTGCCCAGGAGGCTGCGACCGCTGCCACCTGGATCAGTTCGGTTCTGAGCGCACGAGTGATGCTGGGACGGGTCTCGACGAGGGTGGCCCAGTCGGGGTGCTCTTGACAGAGGCGGGTTACTTCGAGCAGGGCTTCGAGCACTTCCTCGGTTAGGACGGTGTTCCAGTGGTAGCCGATGCGCGGACGGATCGGGTGGATTTCGCGTTGACGGGTCATCTCGGCGGAGACGGCGGCGAGTACATCGCTCACTTGTCCTCCTCGGCGATGCGGCGGAGGGCGATGTCTGCGGCGCTCATCTCGCCGATGGTCTTCGCGTCCGCCCGCTGGCGGATCGCGTCTCGGTAGCGGTCCCGCTCGGCACGGGTGGAGCGTAGTTCGATCTCGAAAGC